TTTATGATTGCAACACGTAAACAATCCGCTTTCTGTGCAATATATGGTAGTAATTTCCAAGCCGGATTCAGATCATTTTCGTTAAGGTATTCATAAATATTATCCGGTGTAAGTAATACAAATTCTTTGCATGATTTCTGCATTGATTCAATACACAATTTTATAAACGGCGGTGTACATACACCAATTTCATTTTCCCAGTAAGTAAATATTTGATTAAGCATGTATACCTTCTTTCTGACATTCTTTGACATATACACGCTGATTATATTCAAAGTGTTGATTCTGATTTTTCATTTCATGATAGTGAATTAATCGGCAATCGTTTGCAACGATAAATTTACCGGAAGGAAAATACTTTGTAAACATCCGGCAAAACAATGTATCTTCCCACCCACTACCAAGCATATTCATACAGAAATGTAATTTTGGATATGCCTCAATATCTTTTTTTCTGAAAGCAATTGCAGCTGAAAGAATGGCTTTTTCAGCGATTGATCTTTTTTTATCAAGCTTATTATCTGCACCCATCATAGGGGAAAGAAAACCATCAGGTGTGATTAACCGAGCAGAGCTAATTAATGCATTCGAGTCTTCACGGAGTGGTGCGGTAAGTGCATCTTGCCATCCTGGAAAGAAACCACCAATATCATCATCGATCATAATGATAATTTCATTCTGTAAAGCAAGTGCTTGTGTCAATCCATAATTACGATTAACAGATGCACTTGCCTGAAATCCGGTTGGTATATAAGTATACAATCTTTCTGTATCTTTACACCTGATCAGCTCTGTATGAAGCATCAGCTCTTCATAATTTTTACAAGATGGAATAATTATACTATACATTTGCGGCGGCCTTTCGAAAAGAATTAAAGTTGTTGAATCTTTACATACTTAGAAAGTTTATTTGTCACAGCTTTATTTATAAATGTTAATCCCTCCCTTTTGAATTTACCTATAACATCAGTACGTTTTCGGTAAACAATCATTTTACCATTTACTGATTTTCGTGTATCACTGAACTCATGTGTAGGTCCGTAAATTACTTTATTGCCTAACTGAACAATAAAATCGTCATAACTAGTAATTGTTTTTGTCAACCATCCACGCCGTAAAGTTCCGGTAATGACATTGAGACCTTTTGTACCTTTTCTTCCGGTATAAAATTCTCTTATTGCAGCACCTTCAAATAAACGAACACCTTCAAACATACCACGACGAATTTGATCAATTACTGCAGATGTTTTATCTTGCAGAGCTTGAATTAATTGCTCAATATTGGTTATAAATTGAAGGGAAATCATAAACTATATTCCCCAAGTGCGAATATACGGATAAAGAAATCCATAAACTTCTTCACGTAAAGGGTATCGAAGATGGACAGGATTTGGTTGACGAATTGTTACACCATCTTTCGTTGTCCCAGCATTTTCAAAATCAAGTTGATGCTGTCGCATATATCGTATCTGTGCTTCACAAGCAAGCACAATATCAGGACAAGAATTTAATAATGATTCACGATCAAAACTTAAAAGAGTCCCGGTTACACTGGAAACAGAGGGTGTTATTCCACCTTCATCATCATATTGTTCAAGCAATTCACCAATTTTGAATTGCCCATAATACTGCTTAATTGTCAATGAAGCACTTTCTTGTGCATACACCGTACCGACTGCACAAGAATCTTTACCAATAATATATTTCCCTTCGGTGAAGCTTGCTGCAGATTCGGCAGGTAAATTAACAATCGAAAGTACCGGATCGTAAGCAAGACCTCCGGTATACTCAACACGAAGACTTTTCATACCGACAGAAGAAGTTGGTTCATCAAGATTTATTCTTCCAACTTTGCTTGTAATAATCGGGTCATCAATTTCACTTTCCGACCCATCCCATAATCCGGTACTATCTTCATACACCGATACTACATCAATAATTGGAAAAGCACTCAACCAAAACGCTTGCTGTAAAGGATCAACATCAAAATACTCTGTACGTGATTTTATTTCTAACTCACGATGTAACTCTTTTTCGATCTGTAATGATACTGCTGCCAACCAATTATGCAGAACACGATTATTCGCGACTGTATCTTCAATCACATTTTCGGATTGACCGGAACAATATAAACGTACTCTTTCAATACTGGTAAGTAGCATGATGATCCTTTAAAAAAATAGTGGGGTATATTTCAACCCCACGTATTATTGACAATTACGGTTCGAGATCGAGATCAAAAACTGGGGAATTACTTTCCGGCTGCTTGCTGCTCTGTAGTGCATATGTAATACCCACATTGCAGGAACCGGTGCCCGTTTTGAATGTCTCCACCCAGATATACGGCTTACGTTCTGCAGTGTTAAGTTCCGCACAATGCAATTGTTGATCATTCGACGGAGTAAGTTGTGTAAAAGCCGCACCACTTATTGCCGTTGCTGCTGCCGGATCATCGACCGAACTCGCTTTTAGTAGTACGTCAAGTGTATTACCTGCACCAATTACACCCGCATTGATCATGATCAGTAGGGATTCTTTACCGGTTGTATCAATGTAGGTATTGGATGCAGAAGCTACACCATTGTAAAGAGAGCCTGCTGACCGGTAATCTTTTGCTTCCACCGCAATACCGAGTTTTAATTGTTCATTCAATTTTATCATGATTTATCTTTCCTTATTTTTTTGTTGTTAAGTTATTGTATTGAAATTGATTGATAAATTAATCCCAGAGTTTCGGATTGCACTGAGCACCAGTTACTTTACGGAATGCACCGGGACGAACAATCGCAGTATTGAAACCTTCCTCAATAATGATCCACATACCATTTTGGGAGAAAGCACTGATCCCATTGACATATGCCTGATCACTTACACGAATGGACATACCCTGCCAGTTCATCAACCAGAAACGTGACCAATCACCGTAAATAACATCTGACATTGAAGTAGCACTGGTGCCCTTCGTATTGGTCGCTGGGAGAAAAGTTGACGTTGCAATTTTACCGACAATACTTGCCAGCGCAGCATCGTCAAGAATACCCATATTCTGCAGTACAGGTGCACCACGCTTTGCAGCTTGATCTGTATACTGCTTAATACGTTCAGTTGCCATACCGGCTTTTACAACGGGCCGCATAAGGAAAGCATAATTTGCCGGAGCACCTTTGTGTTCTTTAGCTTCTTCAAGCTCGGTGCGTACCATAATACCGTCGGTGATATTGAAACGACCACCATTAGTATCACCTGCCAAGGCGCTTGCTGCAATTGCCCATTTTGCTGAAAGGAGGCCAGAGGGCTGATTCTCATTACCTGTACCGATAAGACACATCTCATGTTTTTTCTCCCCGAGGGCTTCACCGAGATCACGGTTGATTATACGATCAATCGATCCTTGGGTCTGGAAGAGAAGTGTTTTACTGACAAATGACAAAGCAGCAGCACGTTTCGGATTTGCAGTCATTTTACCAAATGTCATTTTGGAGGCTGTCGGTTCAGCATTTTCACCAACCATGTATGCGGTTGTCCCGCCAGTGATTAAAGGAATCTCAATCTGACCATAACAATTGTTAAGCGTAGTCACTGGGAGAATACTTTCGAAGGGATTGGTTTCACGTGCAATCTGGTTGATCGGGTCGGTAACATCAGGCGGAATAAGATAACCACCTTCCGAGCCGTCACCTGCGTAGTTGCCTGTACCACGTGTTGCGATTTCTTTCTTCCATGCATCACAGATTTCTTTTTCGGATTCGCAACCCTTCCATGCATCAACACCGGGAGCGTCCACAGGGTTCGCCATACGGTAAAGAGCTTTGACAAGGTTACCAACCGAGAATTTCGTTTCTCCGCGATCCAATGATTCACGCAATCCAGGAACACCCTTACCGATGTAAAGGATCTGCTGTTGCATGGTCTTCATTACTGAATGTACCTGCTCAAGTTCTTTCTTGCACTCAGCAACTGCATTATCGGATTCACCAAGACCTTTACCGATAAGCTCTTTAACCTTATTTTCAATGGAAGCACCATAATCGGTAAGTTTGGTCTGTACATCTGCAAGCAGATTTTTCTGTTCTTCAGGAGTCAACGGCATAATATTACCTTTCGTTACAATTAAAGATTGGTTTTTATTTGAAAATCTTTGAGAAAGTCACTTGCATACATACCTTCTTCAGGAGCATTCCTTTCCGCACCGCTTGCCGTAGAAGGGGGGATTGAAGCAACTAAAGTCTGTACTTGTGCAAGAACTTCATCGATTTTTTTTGTAAATATATTTACTGATTCAATCACACATTTAGTTGTATTTTCAGTTACTTGTCTGACTATCTCATCAATTGTCTTCGTATCAATGGATGGGATAATTATTGTCGGTGTTTTAATAACAAAATCCTCAAAAATATTAAGTGAATCTTCAGAAATAAATTTCAACTTCTCAATTGAAAATAAATCTTCTTTTGAAAAGATACTACGCAACATCCCATTATCAATTGCTTTCAGCATGTTGGTAAGTGCTTCAGGGTTCGCTGGGATTGAGACGACCGAATGTTCAAGATAATCAAAAGAAAGAATTTCAACACCCCATTTACCGAGGCCAAGTTTTTTTCGTTCATCTGCAGAATGATCCGTCTTTGCACTGTTCACCATAAAGCCAATTGAAATTCCCGGCATGATCCCAGATTTACGAAATTTAAAAGCAAGATCAGAACGTCCCGAGTCATCTACCCGATTATCAAGAAGAAGATCCCATGACTTGACACCTTTAAGTGCATCATCTTTCCATATCTTGACTGAATTACCGATAGGGAAATTTGAATGTTCATGTGACAACATCACTACCGGATTTTTCAAATAATTTTTGAAGTCTGCACCAGTGTATCGAACAATATCACCATAACGATCTGGTGTTTCATCGGTAGTTAACCCCTCGAAAATACGATATTCATACCCATCAAGATACTCGATACCGGCTTTCTCACAAAGCTTTTTGCATTGTTCAGCCGTCATCTCAACCAGTTTCGGTTTCGTACCAGTCATTGTATAACGTGTCTGCTTGCCTTCTGATTTTGTTTTGAACAATGAACTTTCATCAGTTGCTTTAAAAATATCAAGTAAATTTTTAAGTTCGATTTCCACAATTAATCTCCTTTAATTATTTAATACTGCAATGTTTACACAACGACAATTAATTACTTCACCGGGATTATTTGTTGTGCTGTCTAGTGGATAAAGTAGCCCGGTCACTGGAAAACGATCACCTACCTTTACAACATTACCATTCTCCAGTTGATGATCTTCTCGTACTTTTTCATCAAGTGCAGATAACCACT